TTATGTTTGGTTTGGGCGTGTTTGTGTGCCATACTTACTACATAAGCCAAAAGGCTTTGTATGGACAAACGAAGGGCAACAAAATGACCAAACTACAAAAGCACATGTTGGAATTAATCAACGGATCACCACTGTTAGATCTATGTGCAACTGACTGGGCAATTCACGCAATGAGTAACGTCAAGTGGACTAGCCAAACATTTAACAGACGAGTATACGCAGTTATTGATTTAGCAGAAAAAAACCTAATTGCTAGATCAGACTCAGATACATACACAACTCTTGCTGTAAAGGTAGGTGCATAATGTCTAACACTGAGATGTTTTTGGACGCGTGCCGTCTGTATAAAGTTTGGTGTGATACCGGTAAAGACGCAGCTAATTGTTGGGACGACTATGAGGCGTGGGACGCAGCTGTTATTGCGTTTGCTAAGTCTGTTGGTTTGTCTAGATCTGACGCATGTCTTTACGTGTTTGACGCTGTTAGGGTGCAGTCATGATGATTGCCGTTAGAGTGCTTATCCTATGTGCCGGGCTGTATCTGTTGCACGCTATACCTACATGGCTTAATGACGCAGTTAATGCGTTACCTAAACCGCTACCTGAGATTATTGGCATGGCAATGTTTATTGTTGTTGCTGTTGGTCTTATTGCTTTAATCAACAAACTATTGAAGGGAACAAACTAATGAGTAACAACGGTTGGCAAGAGGATGATGAGGTTACAACAACTTACGGCTCTATACAGTTGAGTTTGTTGCAGGCTCATGCTGCGGGCATAAAAACTGAGCATAATCGGATAGTTGAGTTGTTTGAACTTGCTATTAGAGAGTGTGCAGAGGGTGCTAAAGACTCTTGTGATCATTGTTTAAGGTTGCAGTTTTATGTTGCAACAATTAAAGGTGATTTAGATTTACAACTAGAAATTTTAGGCTTTATCAAAGCTATGGAGGGTAAGCAATGAGTGAGTCTATCCGTTATGAGTCCGCTGAGCGTGTGCGGGACTTTTACCGTAATCAAGGTGTTGAACGTGAACAGCAACGCGTCATTAATCTGCTACTAGATCTAAACGTGGTTAGGCGTTGTGCAGCTACAAACAAACTTGTTGCTTTTGATACTAAAGGCGAAAACGTGCTTTATTTGACTGGGCTAGAAACTAAAGGCAACTAGATGGGCAGTTATCTAAAAAAGTTGACTTATGCCAGACGTCTAGTTGTTGAGGACGCCATTTTTACTGCTCAAATAACTGAGATGAACAAGCGGGCATTGACGGCTCAACTGTTAGCAGATCCACGCCTTGCTGTTATGGCAGGGGTCAGGCTTGAGGCTATACAGACTATCCGTAAAGAGTTGGGGTTGTCTAGGGTGCGTTGCAGACAGTTATTGGACGGTAGGACGACTTTAGACGCCATTTATGGGGGTAAAGATGAATAAAGAGTTAAAGATGTTGTTGATTAGTATTTTGCTGGTTGTTATAGGTTTTGTCGCGTTAACATGGCAAACTAAATACTGTTACCCGGTTGAGTATCAAGACATTGATGGTAGTCATTGTGTCCAAGTGTGTAAAGGAGATTAAGTCATGAGTTGTGTTAGTAAAGAGTGCAGTTGTAGACGCGAGCAGGCTGTAAACATTTTTAGTAAAGATTACTATGCAGGTATTGACGCAGGGCGTAAGGGTGAGGCTGATAGGACTCTTGCAGCTCTTGTTGAGTTGCGTAACCGTAAGGTTTTATCTGAGGCTCAAGTTGAGTCTGTATTGGATCTAGTGTTGGAGAAACTTTTGGACGTAAAGGATATTGATTAATGCTAGAGATTATTTTGTTAGCTGTATTGGTACTGGTTGTTTTGGTTGTTTCAATTATGACTTTAGGCGTCTTAATTGCTTATGCAACTCAAACTGCTTACGACATGGAAAAGGACATTAATGATGATTAGTTTTTTGGAGTGTGTCTTTAAAAAGACTATGGCAAGGCAGTGGTGGCAGGCACGTAACGCAGGTGTGCGTTATGGCATTGCACGCGTTAAGGCGTTAATTTATGCAGAGATTAAGGTGCTTAAAGTTAAGTCAGATGATGATGGTACTAGGCAACGGATTAATGAGCTTATGTTTATTTTGGCTCAGATTAAAAAGGTTGAGGACTATGAGAATAAATAACATAGTGGACGCGGTTGCGTTGTTGCGTGACCCTAACCTTGTTTGGTCTGCGGACATGGAGGGCATTAAAGACAACATTGCTGATCTCATGATTTCTGCGGCAGCTCAGGGCGACATAATGTTAACGTTGGCGGACACGTTGGCTAAAAAGATTATTGCCGAGACCCCTGAGACTTTACCTAAGTTAGAGAGACGTTAATGTTAGAGGATTTAAAGTTACCGGTAAAAGTTTTTGCGTGCCGGGTTAGGACTATTAAAGAAACTCTAAAAGAGACAGATCAACAGATACTTGAGGCAGCTATTGCTAACCCTGAGTGGCCTTACAAGACATTGAGCAATGAGTTGCGTAAACGTGAGATAAAGGTTAGTGATACGGCCTTAAAGAGTCATAGAGAGAAACGTTGTTCATGTTGGAGGGATTAAGCACACCCGCACCTAAGGTTACGGTACCTGAGGGTTGGTCTCCGTCTGTTGTTTTTGATGGTGATGGCGGTGAGGCTACTTTACCTGCGATACAGGGAGATTACACGCCAACAGATGTTGACGCGTTTCTACGTGAGGCAGGCATTGACCCGGACGAGATAGAGATTATTGAGCCGTCTAGGATTAGCCGGTGGCAGGTGGCTCGACCTTTTCCGTTAGAGCCTGCTTGGCATACTGCGGTGCGTGTGCGTTGGCGTAAGCGTGGTGGCAAGGTTGATTTGCCGTTGCTGTATTCGTTGGCTAAAAAAACTAAGCCAGTTAAACCTAAGCCAGTAGCTCAGGGTAAAGCGTTAGTTGTGTTGTGGTCTGATTTGCAGGTTGGCAAGGTTGACCATAGAGGTGGCACTGAGGCGTTACTACATAGGGTTGCTGAGACGCAGGTTAAGTTGATGGATAAGGTTAAAGCCGTCAAGCCTGAGCGGATTATTTTTTGTGATGTAGGCGACACCATTGAGGGGTTTACTAGTGCAATGGACATGCAACAGCTACAAAGCAATAGCCTAAGTTTGATGTCTCAAGTAGATTTGGCTACGTCACTTGCGTGGGAAACTTTAAAGCAATTAAGTAAGTACGCACCAATAACTTATCTGTCTGTCGGATCTAATCATTGCCAGTGGCGTGTAGGTAAACAGCGTGTAGGCAAGGCAACAGACGATTGGGGTATACACATTGGTAGGACACTTGCAAGGTTGTCGCATGAGGTTGGTTTAGATATTACGTTTCATGAGCCAAACGAATTTGACGAGAGTTTAGCCTATGACGTTTTTGGTGACGGCTACCATGTTTTAGGTTTATGGCATGGACACCAAAGCAACAACCCTAACGTAGTGCCAGATTGGTGGCGTAAACAAGCGTTTGGACGTCAACCAGTAGCCGCAGCAACTATTGGTGTTAGCGGACATTTTCACCATTTACGTGTGCAAGAGTTAGGTAGTACCTCACGTGGCTCTAGTCGTTACTGGGTACAAGCTGCGACCCTAGACAACGGCAGCTCTTGGTGGAAAAATGCGGGCGGTGGTGAGGACAGTCAACCCGGTCTAGTATGTTTTGCTTTAGAGCGTGAAACAGATTTCACTGGGACAGTGTGGAAACTCTAGGGACTGGTATGGTTTCGACAGTCTGTAAAGCCACTTGTGGAGGCAGATTGGACTCGGGTTCAATTCCCGACAGTTCCACAAGACAACAAAAGAAAGTAGCATAAAATGCCAGTCTATGTTTTTATGTGTCCTAACTGCGGTGTAACTCAAAAGGTTGTAGCAGAGATTAGTCAACAGTTACAGACACCATACTGCGGACTATGTGAGTTAGAGATGGTTAGACAATTTGGTGTAGGTGCCGTCAAGTTTATCGGTGGCGGTTGGGGTAAAGACTCATGATCCGCGAGGTTTGCAGCTGTTCCGCAGAGTTTGAAACAGACGACAGAGACGCCATAGAGTTAGTTAAAACTTGGAGACGCACACACAAACATGAGGTTAAACCAGACCAACGTGATGTAACAACGCTAACAAATACAGACATTGCATTAGGTTTTAAAGCAATGGCCATGCCAGTAGATGATGATGATGAGTAGGTTCCCTAAACCATGCCTAACCTGCAACCAACTAACAACTGGCGGTAGTTACTGCGATACACACCAAAAAACTGTTGACGCTAAAGAGGCTCAACGTCAAGCGGTACGTAAGAGGGGCAGGGTTATCTACAATGACGCAGCTTATAGGCGGGGTAGAGCATTACTAAAGGCTACGGCTACGCATTGCCATTTGTGTAAGCAACCGTTTATTGATCGCAACCAAATAACCGCAGACCATTTGATACCGGGGCAGGTAGACAGTCCCCTTGCGGCCGCTCACTTGGTGTGCAATTCCCGCAGAGGAAACAAACCGCTCAATTAATTTATAGTCCCGCCACGCCTCAGTAGACCGCCTTTATGGAGGGGGTTTTATAGGGGGGTGGCCTTTTTTGTTTTTGCGTTTACAACTTACACCCCGCACCAAGTGTTTTACAGATGGTCGCAAAATTCTTGGTTTTTGGGCTACCCCTTGAGTTAGGCTTAGGTCATGGAATTTGCGGGCGTTTGGACTCTAAAAAATTTGAGGTTGATTTTGATTTATGAGATTGGATTGCAGGGCTAATGCCTGCGGGTAGACCGTCTAAGCCAACGGAAATTAAACGTAAGTTGGGTAATCCGGGTAAGCGTCCGTTGCCAGATACGGACTTAGTTCAATACTTGACGCCTGCGTTTGAGGTGCCTGAGCCGCCTAGACCTTTACAGCAAAATGGGCTTGAGTTTTGGGGCAAGGTTTGGAGTGCAGGCTTAACTTGGATTAGTCCTAACACTGACGCTGAGTTGTTGCTTATGACTTGTGAGCTTGTTGATGAGCGGGTTGATTTACGGCTTAGCGTTTTGTCGTCTGGGGATTGGCGTGAGCGTAGAGCGTTGCGTGAGTTGGATAATCGCATTATTAGTAACTTGTCTTTACTTGGCTTTACCCCTGCGGATAGATCTAAACTTGGCGTGGCTGAGGTTAAGGCGATAAGCAAAATGGAGGCGTTGAAACGTAGGCAGGCAGACCGTAATGGGTAGTGCTAGTTGGCCTCCCGCGTGGGTTACACCTACCAAGTTAGAGCATGGGTCTAAGGGTGCGGACGCTGTTGATTTTATTAATACGTTTGTGACTTTAACTAAAGACTCTATTGCGGGTAATGCGGGTGAGCCTATTGTGTTGCGTGACTGGCAAGAGAAACTGTTGGAGGAAACTTTAGCGTTAGATGAAAATGGTCTTTTTAAGCACCGTACGGCTTTGTGGGGCAAGGCACGTAAAAACGGCAAGTCCGCACTGGTAACCGGTATGGGACTGTGGTTTTTAATTAACGGTGATGAGGGTGGTGAGGTTTACAGTTGTGCAGCGGAGAAAGAGCAGGCACGTATTACGTTTGGTGACGCACGCAAGATTATTGAGCGTGAGCCTGAGCTTGCAGCTATGTGCAACATTTATAGAGACGTAATTGAGGTGCCGTCTACTGGATCTATTTGGCGTGTATTGTCTGCGGAGGCTTACAGCAAGGAAGGATTAAACCCTAGTGCCGTAATCTTTGATGAGATACATGCGTTGGGTGACCGCAAGATGTGGGACGTAATGCAGTTGGCTATGGCCTCACGTAGGCAACCTATGATGTTGGCTACAACTACTTGTGGTGTTAAGTCTGATACGTCTGGGCAAGATAGTACCGCTTACCAGTTGTACCAGTATGGGCAAAAGGTTGCTAGAGGTGAGATTGATGACCCTAGTTTTTTTATGGCATGGTGGGAGGCACCCTTAACCGCAGATCATAGGTTGGAGTCAACTTGGATTGCAGCTAATCCGGGTTATGGGGATTTAAACTCAGCCGCAGATTTTGAGTCTATGGTTAAGCGAACACCTGAGTCTGAGTTTAGGACTAAGCGTTGTAACCAGTGGGTCAGCTCTAAAAATGCGTGGTTGCCTGCGGGTATGTGGGACGCCTTAGAGGCTGAGGTTGTTTTGGGTGATGATGTTGATGTGGTGTTGGGTATTGACGGCTCTTTTAATGGTGATACTACGGCTATTGTTGCGGTTACTGTACCTAAGTCTGCGGAGGATAAGCCTCACGTATTTTTGGTTAAGGCGTGGGAAAAGCAACCTAATGACGCTGAGGATTGGCGGGTTGATACGTTGGAGGTTGAGCAAACAATTATTGATTTTTGCCAGTCTTACAGAAACGTTAAAGAAATTGCGTTTGACCCTTTTAGGTGGCAACGTAGCATGGCGGTGTTGCAAGATTTAGGTTTACCGGTGGTGGAGTGGCCGTCTACCTCACCTAGACGTATGATCCCTGCGTGCCAAAAAGTGTTTGACTCTGTTACTGAGGGCAAGTTAACGCATAGTGGTGACCCGCTACTGGCAAGGCATTTAGATAACTGCGTTTTAAAGGTAGATAACATGGGGGCAAGAATTGTTAAAGAGTCGCGTGCCAGTAACAGGCGTATTGACGCAGCGGTTGCTTTTGTTATCGCCTATGACCGAGCTACTAGTAAACTAGAAACTGATATCGTCCCTGAGTTTTTTGTATTTTAAGGATTAGTTTGCTACCTACGATTTTGCAGGCATTAGGCATAGCGGTTATTGCTGTTGGTGTCGGTTTGGTTTATCTACCTGCGGGACTAATTGTTACAGGTCTTGGTGTCCTGCTATTTGGTTTAGCTTTAGAGAGAATTGGTAAGTAATGCTCAATAATTTGCGTGGAGAAAATAGGGGTATAAGTTTCCAGAGCATTTGGGGTGCAGGGGATCTAACCTCTTATGAAACTCAGTCGTCCGCTTATGTTGACTACAACACTGCTCTGACCGTCAACTCTGTTTGGGCTTGTGTGTCTTTAATTAGCGACACTATCTCAGCGTTGCCAGTTGATACGTACATACGTAGAGATGGTATTGCTTACCCTTACAGACCTAGACCAGTTTGGGTTGCTAAACCAGACGCAATGATACCTAGCGTAGCGTTTTGGCAACAGTGTATGACTAGCCTGCTACTTGATGGCAATGCTTTTATCCGTCTGTTTAAAGACGGTAAGGGTGAGATTTTGAGTATGATGGTGCTTAATCCTTTAGCGGTAACTTTGACGCGTAACTCTATGGGACAAAAACTTTATGTTTATACAGGTGAGGAAGGCAAGACTCTTACAACTGACGACATGCTACACATTGTTGGCAGTATCTTGCTACCGGGTGAGCTACGCGGTAAGTCTCCGATAGATACTCTTAAAGAAAACATTGGTCTGGCTATTTCTCTTGAGGGTTTTGCGGCACGTTTTTTTGGTCAGGGAACTTTAACGCAGGGCGTAATTGAGTACCCCGGTGCATTGACCGCTGAGCAGGCAGAAAACTTGGCTAAGTCTTTTGACCGTCAACACAAGGGTTTTAGAAAAGCACACAAGACTGGCATTTTGTCGGGCGGTGCAGTTTTCAAGCCAACAACTATTGCCAACGATCAGGCTCAAATGTTGGACAGTCGCAGGCTTGCAGTTGAGGACGTGGCACGTGCTTACCGCGTACCTACCGACATGATTGGTTTAAATAATGGTGGACAAAGCTATTCGTCTATCGAACAAAAGCAAATAGCGTTTGTTACGCACACGCTTAGACCATACTTGGCGAAACTTGAGGACGCTTTTAGTACGTTGCTACCAGATACCGCTTATCTATCGTTTAATACAGATGACCTATTGCGTGGAGATTATGCAACACGTATTGAGGGTTACAGTAAGTTGCTACAAAATGGTGTGCTTAGCACTAATGAGGTTAGACGTAAGGAAAACATGCGTCCGATTGATGGCGGTGACGTTGTACGTGTGCCGTTGACTAACGTAAACATTACAGCTGCGGGTCTTACTGAGGACGAGACTAAGGTGGACATGGCTCAAAAACTTATTGCGTTGGGCTTTGTACCTGAGGACGTTTTGACGGTTTTGGGTTTGCCTAAAATTGGTCATACAGGTTTGCCAACAGTGCAGTTACAAAACCCTACAACTATCCCTGAGGGTAGTTATGAGACTGGGGAATAATGCCTTATTTTATTGAGCAAGTCGTTGACGGTTGGAACACTGTTAAAGATGACGGCACTGTTTTGGCTAAACATAAAACAAAAAAACAAGCCGTAGATCAGATGGTGGCAGTTAGTTTAGCTGAGGGTATACCTGCGGGTGGAGAGTTTAAGCGGGCTGTTGCTGAGGGAACTTACTCACCGCCTGAGGGTGTTGCTGTTGCTGCTAAACGTGCTTTAGTTTGGATTTCTGAGGGTTATGCGGGTGATGGGTTTACCGCTGTTGGTAGGGCTAGAGCAGTGCAACTTGCCTCTGGTAGAGATATCTCTGCGGACACTGTAAACCGTATGAAAAGTTATTTTGCTCGCCATGAGGTTGATCAACAAGCTACTGGTTTTAATAGTGGTGAGGACGGTTATCCCTCAGCGGGACGTGTGGCGTGGGACGCGTGGGGCGGGACAAGTGGACAGACTTGGGTTAATGGTTTAAATGATGTGTCGCCTACTAGAGCGGTTGATAAAATTGATGTTGTTATGTCTAATGAGGAAAGTGAAACACGCATGAGTGATGAAATGCCTATGACTAAAGATGAGTTAGTTAACCAAGTTGGTGAGTTAAAAGGTGAGGTTTTGGAACTTGTAGGTAAGTTGGCTAAAACCATTGAGGACTTGTCTTATACCGTTGAGTGCATGACTGACCCTATGTATGCAGTTGAGGACACTATGGCTGAGCCTATGATGGAGGACATGTCCTCAGGTATGCCAGTAGTTGAGGAGGACGCAGTTAGATTTGTTGAGCCTACTCAGGTTGCAGAATTGGCTAAACGTGGTGAGCGTGTATCTAAAGGTATTGAGCGTAGGCAGGCGTTGCAAGATCTAGAGATACGTCAAGAGGGTGATGGCATGACTCTTAGAGGTTATGCAGCTGTATTTAATTCCCCTAGTCAACCGTTGCCTTTTATTGAGACTATTCAGCGTGGGGCTTTTACTGAGTCTCTAAAGTCACGTAATGACGTCAAACTTTTGTGGAACCATGATACAGGTATTGTTTTAGGTAGCACACGTGCAGGCACACTTAAGTTGACTGAGGACGAGAGAGGTCTGTTGGTTGAGGCCTCATTGCCAGACACAAACGCGGGACGAGACGCAGCTTATTTAATTAAGCGTGGGGACGTTTCAGCATTTAGTTTTGGCTTTAGAGTTGCTGCGGGTGGAGACTCTTGGCCGTCACCAAATGAGCGTCTTTTAACACGCGTTAATATCCATGAGGCAAGTCTTGTAGCGTTCCCGGCTTACCAAGACACTGAGGGTACTGCTAGTGTTAGAGGTATGAGTGATTTGACTAACAAGATTGTTGAGTTGGCTGAGCTGCGTGGCATTTCAGCGGACGAACTTACAGACGCATTACTTGCTTTAGAGGCAGGCAGTGAGTTGACTGAGCGTCAGGGTGAACTACTTACAGATACTTTAAGCAAGGTGCTAAAAAAGGATCCAGAGGTTACTAACCCGGCTGCGTTACTTGACCTCAAAAAGAAACAACTTGACTTGCTTATGCAACGTGTCTAAATAGTTTTGTGACCGGATACCCCTTCCTTCTGGTCGCAATTTAAAAAAGAAAACTAATTCTTTTCCCTCCCGACCGTCCTTCGGGGGGTTTTCTTTTAACGTATATAACTTAGGCTTATAGACTTTATTTATCGGTGCGTTTATCCCCGACATGTCTGCGTGTACGCGACAACAAAAACCCTATTTATTTATGTTCTTGAAAGGAACAAAACCATGAGCGAATTTATCGCAAAACAGGTTGATGCAAAAGCTAAGGCTTGGCATGAGGCTAAGGCACTCATTGACTCAGTAGAGGCACGCGGTGGCGTGTGGTCTGGTGAGGACGAGGCTAAGTATGCGTCATTGACCGCAGACATTAACAAGAGAAACGAACTAATCGAACTTGAGCAGCGTGACGCAGCAACAGCTGACGCAGTTCAGGCAGCCGCAATTAACTTTGCAGGTGCAACCTCCTCAGACAACGAGTCAGACATTTTGCGTAAAATGGTACTTGGCGAAATTCGCGGTCATGAGTTCCAGATGGAAAAGCGTATCACCGGCAACTCAACTGGAGCTGTGGTACCAACAAGTTTTTACAACGAGATCGTTAAGGTTGCAAGACTTGTAAACCCGCTACTTGAGTATGCAACTGTTATTAACACTGCGTCAGGTGAAAACCTACAAATTCCGTCTCAGTCTGCGTTCTCAACTGCTAGCATTGTTGGACAAGGATCTAGCATAGGCACGTCAGAGCCGACCTTTGCGGCCTTTACGACTCTCGGATCCTATAAGTTCTCAGCTCTAGCACAACTATCACGTGAGTTAATTCTTGACGCAGGTGTAGACATTGTTGGTTTCCTTGCAGAGCAGTTTGGTAACGCGTTTGGTTTCGCTATTGGAGACAAGATTGTTAACGGAACTGGTACAGTCGAAAATACAGGTTTCCTACCAGTTGCAGGTACAGGTGTTACAGGATCTACCGGTGTCTCAGGTGCGTTTACCGCAGACAACGTTATTGACCTTGTTTACTCTCTAGATGGCTCACTGCGTAACCGTCCAACATTTGCAATGCTTGCAAACTCAACCTCTATTGCAGCTCTACGTAAATTGAAAGACTCACAAGGTCGTTATTTCTTTGACGTAGGTGTTGGTCTAGACAGACGTGACCTAGTGCTTGGTGTTCCAGTTATTGAGACACCTGCTATGCCGTCACCTGCTGTTGGTGCTAACTCTCTTGCTGTTGGAGATCTAAAGTCTCTATACATTAGAAACGCTGGCGGCTTGCAGGTTGACCGCTCTGATGACTTTGCATTTGGTAATGACCTTGCCACTTGGAGAGCTACTTGGAGGCTAGACTCTGCTCTAATCCAAAAAGCAAACATTAAAAAGTTCAAGGGTGGGGCTAGCTAGTCTAGTTTTATTCTTTTAGATTTCACCCCCCTTATTGTCGCGTAGGGCAAAATTGGGGGGTGTTTTCTATTAGGCTAAGGTCATGACTAAATCATGTATCTCTTGGTATTCCAACTCTTTAAACCAACCTACTGGCTATGGCACGCAGTCTAAACAGGTTATCCAACGTCTAGTTAAAGCCGGACATAAGGTTGCCATGATGAGCAACTACGGTGGTGAGGGCGTAAACACAACTATTGAAACTGGGGCAGGTTTGATACCTCATTACAGTAGGGGCATGAACCAGTATTCAACTGACGTTTTACCGCTTAATCATGCTCACTGGAGTGCAGAGAATAAAGGCCTCTCTAGTTTCTTGATTACGCTCTATGACGTTTGGGTGCTAGACAACCCTGCTCTAGATAAATTACCTATCGGGTCATGGGTGCCAATAGATCACCAACCCGCACCTGAGAAAGTTTTGGCGTGGCTTAGAAAACCTAACGTCACACCTATTGCAATGTCTAAGTTTGGTAAAGCCATGATTGAAAACGCAGGGCTTGAGTGTGAGTATGTCCCTCATGCGATTGATACTAACGTGTTTAAACCAACGCTAAAACTACCTGAGGGCATTGAGGGTAGAGAGTTTGTTGGCGGTAAAGATAAGTTTGTTGTGGGCATGAACTTTGCTAATAAGGCTGGCGGGTTTATTCACCGTAAAGCTGTTGCAGAGAATTTGTTGGCGTTTGCCATGTTTGCTAAAAAGCATGATGACGTCATGTTGTACCTGCATACTGAGCCGTTTGGTAAACAGTCTGGTTTTGTGTTGCCAAACATTTTAGCTGCGTGTGGTGTGCCTCAAGAAAAAGTTATCTTTGTGGACAGTGTTGCGTACCAGTATGGAATTAGCCAAGAGACTTTAGCGGCTATTTATAGTGCATGGGACGTAGGACTGTTTACTAATTATGGAGAAGGCTTTGGTATTCCGCAGTTAGAGGCACAAAGTTGTGGGGTGCCTATTATTACCTCTAATTTTGCTGCGTCTGCGGAACTTGCGGGGCCAGATAGTTACCTTGTTAATGGGCAACCTTTTTGGGACGCAGGGCAACACACTTGGTTTAATATTCCCCTTGTATCTGGCATTGTGGACGCTTTAGAGCAGGCTTACCAACGTGGCAGAGGTGAGTTTAAAGATACTATTGCGTTTGCTAAACAGTATGAGGCAGACAAGGTGTTTGCTGACGGCTGGAAACCTATTATAGAAAAACTAGCGTCCAAGTGATACCAGTTTTAGGATTTTTGACTTATTCACGTTTTGACTTAGCTCAGAGACTTTTAGACTCAATAGATTACCCGGTTGAGCATTTAGTTATTGTAGATAACTCTGGTAAAAAAGAATTTATTCCCCTAAAACCAGATCATGTAAAAAATTTGTGGTTGATACAAGTACCTCATGGTTTGGGGTTTGGTAGTGGGCTAAACCTTATAGTCAAGTCAACCCCTTTTGCCTCTTACTGGGTTTTGCTTAATGACGATAGTGTGTTGGCACCGGGTGCGTTAGAAAAGATAAGCCGTAACGTTGATGTGGACGCTATAAACTTTTTGAGCATTGTGCCTAAATGGTCTGGGTTTGTTTTGGGTGAGGGTGCGGTGTTAAAGGCTGGTTTGTTTGATGAGCGTTTTCACCCTATCTATTTTGAGGACAATGATTATGAGCGTAGGTTGATGGCTGCGGGTGTTAAAGCCAATTTTATTTATGCAGCTCTAGATCATGATAATTCAAGTACCTTAAACTCAGGTTTTCAAGATAAAAATAATAAGTCTTTTATTGCTAATAGGGACTTGTATGCCAGTAAGGTTGCCTCAGAGGATTTGTCGGAGGGTAATTGGAGTTTAGAGATTAGGCGGGTTAACGCGTGGGACAAATAGTTTATACCGGTGGCACTTTTGACTTGTTTCATAGTGGTCACGTCAGGTTTTTAAAGCAATGTAAACGCATTGCAGGTGATGGTGGCAAGGTTGTTGTGTCTTTAAATACAGACCAGTTTATTAAAGACTATAAAGGTAAGGCACCTATTATGACTTTTCATGAGAGAGCTGAGGTTTTGCGTGCTTGCAGGTATGTTGATGAGGTTATACAAAATTATGGCAATGCGGACTCTAAGATTGCGATACTCAAGGTAAATCCTAATTTTGTTGTTATTGGTGATGACTGGGCTAAAAAGGATTACTACGATCAAATGCAATTTACGCAGGCATGGTTAGATAAACAAGAGATTGGTTTAATCTATGTACCTTATACGGCAGGGGTGTCTACTACGGCACTTAAAAGGCGTATAGCAGGCATAAAGATAAACTAGGTATTGACTTGAGGAGTTTATTTTGGCTGTAACTAATGGGTATTGCACACTGGCTGACGTCAAAGCTGCG